CTGAAAGGCCGCCTTTTTTTTATATAAATATAGCGTATGGCAATATCAATATTAGACCCTATCAAAACACAACAAGGTGGCATTAGAAAAAGTGTTGACTGGTATAAGAAAAATGTAGCCACACTTAGCGATAGAGTGACTGCTGCGGCCCTTATGAGATCAGGCAAATTAAATGGTATTCCTAGTAAAGGAAGACTAAATTTCTTCTATTATGACCCTAAATATAAACAGGTATTACCTTTGTATGATAGGTTCCCACTTGTTCTACCTTTAGAGACAATTCCAGGTGGATTTATGGGAATGAACTTTCACTATATAAGACCTGTTCAACGAGTGAGTTTATTGAACAATTTACAAAGATATGCCTCTGGTGGTATGAAGTCAACAACAAGAATTGATGCTACCTATGATGGTATTAAGAATGTTAGAATTGCTAGAACTACCATTAAGAAATATTTGTATAGTCATGTTAGATCAAGTTTTTTAAGAGTTGATTTTGATGAAGCAGCATTAGCAGTTATGTTGCCTGTACAACAATTTAGAAAAGGAAGTCCATACTAATGGCAATATTAAGAGGCGGAAAAAGAATTGGTGGTTTTGATATACGTTTAGGTTTACCTAGAGATAGGTCACTTGATAATGTACAATCAGACCCACGTTTAAGACAAAAAGCTGGAGGTAATCCAGAATCTACAATAGGTAGATTTCAAGCCATGGTCAATGAGGCTGAAGGCTTTCAAAGAAAAGCTAGGTTCTATGTAAACTTCACACTACCAAAGGGTGTGTCTGCTTCTACTGCAGGTAATTTTAATGGTCCTGATGCTGGTTTTGTACAAGACCAAGATGAATTACAAGGTTTCTCTAGTGAAGCACAATTAAAAGCAATGAACCAAGATCAAAACAAAAGACGAGTACAAGCATTTTGTAGTGAGATTGCAATGCCTAGTAGAGAAGGTGTACAAAAAGAAATTAGACACAATGGTCCTACAAGAAAATTTGTTTATGATTATACCTCACCAGAGATTACAGCTACATTTTACTCAGACAAATTTATGAGAGAAAGATCGTTTTTTGAAATGTGGCAAAAGGCAGCATTTAGTAATTCTACACATAACTTTAATTACTACAACGATTATGTTGCGCCACTAGACATATTTGCTTTAGGACAGTTTGCTAGTAGAGACGAGAGAGATGACTCAACATATGGCGTAAGACTATTTGAGTGTTATCCAAAAACTATTAGTGAAGTAACATTTAGTCATACGGCCAATGAGGTACAATCTTTCACAGTAACATTTAGTTTTAGATATTGGGTAAATTACGCTTTAGATAGAGTAGGAGGTGTTGAATTAGGACAAGGAGATTTCAAACAACCTACAGTAAAAAGAGCTGGTGGTGTATTTGGTGGACTAATTAGTATGTTACCACCAGAAATAAGAAGAGCAGGACGAGACGTATTGAATGAATTTAGAAGAAAAGCACCGTTAGGTAGAATTACAGGTGGTAGAGTATTCCCACCATTTAGAATACCACCGTTAAATATTTAATATAATAAGGAGATATAATGGCGTTACCAACAATTGAGACACCAAGATATGAATTGACATTACCATCGCAAGATGTTAAAGTACAATATAGACCATTCCTAGTCAAAGAAGAAAAGGTTTTGATGATGGCAATGGAATCAAAAGAAAATGTAGAAGTAATAACAGCAATTAAAAATGTTTTAAATGCTTGTACATTTGAAAAACTAAACATAGACAGTTTACCTATGTTTGATTTAGAGTATTTACTATTACAAGTTAGAGCAAAGTCCGTAGGTGAGGTAGCAAAATTTAGAGTGTTATGTCCAGACGATAAAGAAACTTTAGCTACAGTAGAAGTAGATTTATCAAAAATAAATGTAGTTGTTGATGATGAACACAATAACAATATTATGATAGATGAAGAAAGAAAATTAGGAATTATTTTGAACTATCCAACGATAGGATCTAGTCAGGTAGGGTTTGAAATAGATACGAAAAATATAGATGCAATATTTGATGTTATTGTAGATTGTATTGACCATATCTATGAGGGTGACAAGACTTATCCAGCAAAAGATAGTACAAAAAAAGAACTAAAAGATTTTATAGAAAATTTATCACAAGACGCATTTAAGAAGATTAAAAAGTTTTTTGATACTATGCCTCATTTAAGGCATGATGTTGAAGTGGAAAACCCTAAAACTAAGGTTATAAATAAGATAACCCTAAAGGGTTTACAAGATTTTTTTCAATAAGCCTCTCCCATACCAACCTAGAGGCCTATTATGAAACCAATTTTGCCCTGATACAACATCATAAATATTCATTGACGGAATTAGATAATCTAATGCCGTGGGAAAAAGAGATTTATGTTAATATGTTGACAAATCATATAAAGGAAGAAAATGAAAAACGAAGACGAGATCAAATTAAGTGATGCGGTAAAGATCGCAGAGCCTAAACAAAAGATACAAGTAGATTTAGAGGTAGACACCTCTGTTAAAGATTTAGGTGTCAACCCATACGCAAAATTAATACATATGGCGAGAGCTGTTGACGCATGGAGAATATTTCCAAGGTTGTTCTTAACAGTTTACATAGTTTTATTATATAAGTGTGTAATATGGTATATGAACTTAGGTTCACCAACAATGGAACAAAGTGGTTTAATTAGTATCGTAGTTGGTGCTGGTGCTGCTTGGTTTGGCCTATACACAGGAACAAGTAAGAGTAAAAAATAATGGCATTACCCACACTAGAAGATAAAATAAATGCGGTTGAAGATAAGATAGAAAAAGAAAATATAATATCTGAAATTGCTAAAGCAGTATTTAAGAGTGCTAAAATCACTACTGAAGCTGCTGCTAAATTTGCTGTTGCTCCTAGTGTACCACAAATGGTTGATGATGTATTAGATGATTTAAAAAGTGGATCTATTGACAAGTTTAATAAGGCGATGGATAAACTTGATAAACTTGTTAAAGTATTAGGTATTGATTTAAAAAAATATAATAAAGAACTTGCTAACTTCGCTGAAAAACGAGAACAAAAGATAATCAAATCAGAAGAAAAAATACAGACATTAAGAGAAAATAATATCGTAGCAGATATAACAAAGGCTGGTGATGTAAATGTATTATCTCAAAGCGAGATTGAGGGCAAACAAAAAGATTTAAGAGATACAGAAAAAAGGATTAAAGACCTAGAGAAGAAAATCGCAAAAGATACAAAACAAGTACAAGACCCAGGTCTATTTCAAAAGGAATTAAAAACTACTGCTCAGTTTAATAAAAAAGAAGAAATCAAAAGAGATTCAGAAGAATTAGAACAAAAGAAAAAAGAAAGAGATCAAGCAAAACAAGTATTAGGTAGTAGAGGTGAAGAAAAACCTGGTATATTCCAAAGAGCTAGTGAAGGCGCTGGTAATTTTGCTGATGAATATATACCAGATCAAATTAGAGACGTTGCTGGTGCGTTTACAGAAGGTTTGACTGCACCATTTACAGCCATAAAAGAATTAGGTATGGGTTTTGCTCAAATGTTAAAACCATTGAAGTTATTAAGACCTTTATTTACTGGACTAATAGGTAGTCTTAAAAAGTTTGCTTTAGGTTTAAAGGCTTCTATTATTAGTTTCTTACCTTTTCTTGCGATTGCAGGGTTAGTTGTAGTAGGATTAATTGCTTTGTTTGCGATCTTAAAGAAATTCAAAGATAGGTTTAGTAGTAAAAAAGATAATCCATATGATATGGGTCCTCAGGAAACTGATGTACTTGATGAGGCACCACCTACTGCTGAATATGGTGATTTTGGATCAAGGATGCAGAGAAAAGGATTCTTTGCTGATACTGGTGGTGATAAAAAAGAATTTATAAAACCAGATGATCCTCGTTATGATGAACTGTATGAGAGAGACAGAGGTGTTCCTGCACCTAAAAAAGGTCAAGTGTATATGGGTGATGGTAAGGTATCAATATTACCTATTGACAGTGAAGGTAAAATGAACCCTATGGAATTAAGAAAAATGGAAGCGGAAGGATTTAAATTAAAACCCAATCCATTATTAACTCCTTTAGATGACAAAGCAAGTGGCGCAAATAATACTATGGTAGATGCTAAACAAACATCAATATCTACAACCAATACTACAGTTGATGCTAGTGGATTAAATGGTGCTAAAAATAATGATATGGAATCATTTGTTATGGCAAATAAATTGGCCTCAGCTTAATAACTACCTAAATCTTTCTCAGTAATTAATTTAAACTTCGCATTATTATCATCAGCATATCTTGTTGCTGCTTCCCATTTCGCTCTATTCTTAATATACTCAAAACTAGAACGCATGAATGCTCTTGTTTTCTTTGTAGGTGTTTTTGGTGGTTTACATTGACGAGATGGTTTAATCTCAATCAGTATTTTGTCGCCTTTGATAGTACGAACTATGAAGTCAGGATAGTATCTATGGTACTTTTTGTCCACTGGATTGTAATATCTAATCGCTAATTCTTCACTGGCCCAATATGTTATGTCAGGATTACGGTCACAATACAACATGAACTTTCTCTCTAATAGAGAACGATACACTATTCTATTGACATCACCAACATATTTTTTTGGGTTGCTGGGGCGATATAAACCTTTGTAAGACTTCTTCATTTTGTTATAAATATACTCATAAGGATATTTAGATGAGTTTTACAAACAAAGTTTCAAACATAATCAAACAAAAGATTAGCACTAATTTAATTAGTGGTTTCACAAGTAAGATGGCTGCCTTTGGTCAACCAAAGAAACTAGCTGCGAAGTTGGCTAGTAAATCACCATTAGATTTATCAAAAAGTCCAGTGGCTCATATGGATCCAGTACACAATCCATTTAGTTATGGTACTGTATATTATCCAAATGAAACTAGTAATCTAGGCGAAGGACATTATATTATATTTGATGTAATAGCTCATAAAGATACCACTACTAAATTACCTGAAGGGAGATTATATCCAAAGTCTATAGGTACAGTAGGGGAAAATAAATTAAACCCAGAGAAAAGACTAGCTAAATTAAAAGCACAAGGATTTCAAACTGGAGAAACATTATTAAGAAGCACTACAAATAGAATGGAAAGTCAAAACGAATTCTTTACTACTATATCTGATAGTATTATATTGTACACACCTTCTACTCAAACTAAATTTGATTACAATGTATCGTATGAAGGTGTTGATACAAATTTAGCTAAACAAATAAGAGGTCTATTTGATGGTGGTGACATATTAGGAAAATTAGGAAATGCAGGTGAAAGATTTTTTCAAACAGTTATCACAGCTGGTTTAGATATTGCATTACCAGGATTTAGTGCAGTAGTTGATAAAGAAAAAGGGGAAGTTAGAAATCCAAATACAGAGATGGTCTTTACAGGTGTTCCTATGAGAACATTTAATTTTCCATTTGAGTTTGCACCTAAAAATGAAAAAGAAAAAGATAGCATACAAAAGATTATAGAATTATTTAAGTTTCATATGATGCCTGAAAAAAGAGGCGAAGGTTTTTTAAAAGTGCCAAGTGAATTTCAAATTACATATATGTACAAAGATGGCGCTAATATGTACATACCTAAAATCAGTAGATGTGTATTAAAAGATATGAGCGTTGACTACTCACCAGAGGGTGTATTTACAACATTTAAAGGTGATGAAAAAGGCGCACATCCGGTACTTACTAAAATGGAATTGACATTTAACGAAACAGAAATTATGACTAAAGAAACAATAGCGACAGGTCATTAATATGTATTTTAGACAATTTTCTAAAGGTTATTACGATATAAAAGGTAATGGTAATCAAACCCTTGTCACAGACTTAATGACAAGAGTAAAGGTTAGAGAGAAAGTTATAAACGAGATTAGTCTATATGATAAGTATGATGTACCTAGTGGAGAGAGACCAGAAGATACAGCATTTAAACACTTTGGCTCATCAGAATATCATTGGATTATACTATTTACAAATAATATCACAGATGCATATTATGATTGGCCTATGAGTGAACAAACATTTGAGACATTTATAACAGACAAATATTCTAATCCAGATGCTATACACCATTATGAAGTAACACAATCTAGTGGTATAACAAAAGCACAAGGGCCAAATGATTATTCTTATTTAATAGAAGTAAACAGTGATGCTGATGGCGCACAATCGGTTTCTAATAGAGAATATGAACAAAGATTACAAGATGAAAAGAGATCAATCAATTTGTTAAATCCAGCATATCTAACGACATTTATTGAGGAATTTAATAATTTAGTGGGGAGATAATGTCAATAAAGAATGATAGACCTGGAGCTTTTGAGTTATCAGACATAATTTTAACTTCATATGCAAATGATGCAAAGACTGGCTTACCTAATAGATTAAACATAAGAAATATAGTTTCTGAGTTTAACATATATGAAAGTTTAGATAGTAAGTTTTTATCAGGCGACATGATATTAACAGATGCAACCAATGTCATACAGACATTACCTTTGACAGGATTTGAAAGAATAGAGTTTTTCTTTAGATCACCTAACACAACAGTAGGATATGACTTTGGAGTTGACAAAGGTCACCCAATGTTTGTTTATAGTCTTATCAATAGAAAACAAATAAATCCAAACGCACAAGTGTATCAACTTAAATTTATATCACTAGAGGGTATAAGAGATCATCAGACTAGAGTATCACAAGCATTCAGTGGTAGTATAGAGCAGATGATTGCTGACATATCATATAATTACCTAAAGACTAAAAAGAATGTATTAGTAGAAGAAACAAAATCAAATCATAAATTTGTCATGCCTAGAATAAAACCATCAGTTGCCATTGACCAACTATGTAAAGTTGCTAGATCAAAGAACTTTGAGAACAGTGGATTTGTATTCTATGAAGACGCCAACGCATTTCATTTTAAATCATACGAAGGACTATTTTGTAAGACTAATGGCGAACCTAGAAAGGCTGTCGCACACTACTCACCTAAGGTAAAAAATATATCATCAAAAGGTGACGAGGGACATACAACATACAATTTACAATCTGTTGAGAAATTTAGAGTGATAAGTCAATATGACTCATTAAAGAATACAGCATATGGTACATATTCAAGTAGATTAATCACACATGATCTATACAATAAGACTTTTAGTGAGTTTGATTATAATTATCATTTAGAATATGAAAAACAAAAGCATTTAGAAAAAGATAAAAATGGTATACTCCCTTTATTTAATTATGACAACGGTGAGAGTTTTGGGGATAAACACGAAGGTGTATTATTTCTACAATCAGAGACAGCCAAAGTACATAACACACACGAATTACCACAGTCTAAAGACATATTACAAAAACGTATAAGTCAAAAACTAGCAATCAATAGTCTTGTATTAGAGATAACGATACCAGGGTTTTCCGAAGTAAGAGTAGGTGATGTTGTCACATTTACAATGCCAAACTTTGCTAGAACATCTAAAAACGACCAAGAGGCGAAAGACAAATATCTATCTGGTAGATACTTAATAAATGCCGCTAGACACCATGTTTCAGCGATCAATAAGAGACACACAATGGTATTAGAACTAGTTAAAGATAGTTTTAACGAATTTCTACCCGAAGAGGCTTACGATATATTTACAAACAACGAGGCGGACGATGGATTATTATATAGTACCTCGCATTTGGACGAAACACAATAACTTATGGGAGAACCTCGGAAGAGTCGCTAAATTTTTGATGGTAAACGTGATAGGTGGCAATGAGAACATATACTCTCATGGTAAATGTAAGAATAAATACAAATGAACGAGAAAATAATTATGAGAATTAAAGAACGAATTAAGACAATCATAGACGATTACTCCACAGCGAATGAGGAGGCACGTGAACGGAATCATATACTAAGGTTCTTCAAAGGCCCATCGGAAGCCGCAGAAAGTCCTTGGACATATGTAAAAGACCCTATTTTACTTAAAGTTAAAGGCCATCTTGCGACTATTAAGAGTTTATGTAATAGAATTAGGAGTTAAACGCCACCTTGCGTATGGTTTAATTAAATAGTATTAAATAGCGTAAAGCGTGCTGTTTAAAACAAGAGGCATATCGGAAAAAAAAAGATGAACAACGAGAAATTTTTAGGACACAATGGCTTTCTGTGGTTTACTGGTGTAGTAGAAGATAGGAACGATCCAAACAAAGTAGGCAGAGTACGAGTAAGAGCTCTTGGCCATCACACGTCTAACACTACAATCCTCCCTACATCTGATTTACCTTGGGCACACACAATGCTTCCGTCAACGTCAGCAGGTATCAGTGGACTAGGACACAGCGCCACTGGATTAGTTGAAGGTAGTTGGGTCCTTGGATATTTTAGAGATGGGATGGACCGACAAGAGATGATTGTATTAGGAACACTACCAGGCTACCCTGCGGAGTTGTCACAGGCTGGTGGCTTCTATGATCCAAACGCTGTCTATCCTAAGTACAAAGATGAGCCTGATGTCAATAGACTAGCTGTCAATGATGAGAACAAACCTCATCTGGCTAATACATTAAGAACGGCAACTCGTATTACTGGTATAGCCACAGCTGATTTTAATAGTCACACAAATGCGGATGGCGCTTCTACTATGGATGCCAGCGATGGTGACACATTTGACCAGCCTGAGATACCATACAACGCCAGCTATCCTTTTAATAATGTATATGAGAGTGAGAGTGGCCATCTGATGGAGTATGATGACACCAGCGGCTTTGAGAGAATACACCAACGACATAGAACCGGAACGTCATATGAGATAGACGCCAGCGGTAATAAGGTGGAGATTATCAAAGGGGAGAGCTATAGACTTCTATCCAACAAAGAACAAGTACAGATACAAGGACAATCAGACATTACAATTGATGGTAGACACAAGCTGTTTATTAATAAGACAAACACATTGAATAACCATTATGATATACAAGTAGGCGCCAACGCAAACATTAATATACAAGTAGATGATGGCAATGTAAATATACACACATTAAAAGGTAAGATTAATATGAGCGCCGGCGGTGACTACAATCTAAAAGTAGGTGGCAACTATACTGTAGAAGTAGCCGGCAATACATCAGAGACAATAGAAGGAACAAAGACTTCCAATACCACTGGCGCCGTGATACACCGTGGTAGTACCATAGACCTTAACCCATAGTTCCGTACAATATATAATACTATCTCTAAAACTGACTATATAGATTGCCCTATTGTGAGCGCATGCTGAACCTTAATCTATAAATGTAATAACAACTTTAAGGCAATCAGAGAGACTTCCGGTGGCCCTAAAACTAGAGATTAAAGCTCAGTCTTTTATTGTAATTTTTTTTCTCATAATTTTTTAGACTTTCATACTTTTATACATATCCATGTTGAATGGTCACAGGGAACCATAGAGTATATACTAATAAATATATACAACATACAAGCGAAGCGACACGTCTCATATACATTACTGTTTATCTCATATACTAGAAAGGTATTGTATTGTCAAAATATAGTAAAACACTTAAACGACTTAAACGGTTAGCTCCTAAAGTACCCGATTATACTTGTCCCGACATTGACTTTATTGTAGATAAGGTTGAAAATCATAGTGGGTTTACAAAGTTTCGTAAGAAGCTATTAGTTCGTAAATTAGAAAGACTACGAATACAAAATGAACAATTAAGAGATAGTGGGGAATACTGGTATAAGAAGTTTAGAGATTATCTTATAGATTGTTTAGATTAAGGCACTTCGTTAGCCACCTACCAGCGACTCGAAAAATTTAGCGAGAGCGACTCTGTTATATCGGAAGTGTACTTGATGTTTTTACGATACGGTTAACCGCTGCGTTTGCTGTGTTAGTCTTATAAGTGGTGATCAGATAGTCTTTGATTTTATCGTATATTCCAGTACCTACCTGCATGATTGTTCTTTCGTGTGGATTATCGTAACCCATGTATTTTATAAACTCTTTATGTAATCTTTTGTTTTTAGGATAACGACCCCCATTGGCAAAGTCATAGGGTAAACGATTTACCCATTCTAATACTTCTCTATCTTTAAATGCCATGACTGGATTACACCCGTGCTCTTTTGCTGCCTCTACAAATAGATGACCAGCGCCTTTACCCTTTTTACGAGTGGGGTCTTGTGCGACTTCATAAAATCTCATCTTAATTGCTGTGTTTGCTTGTTCATCTGTTACATTATATTTTTCTACAATGTGTGGGCGATCAACATACATGAAGTGACCTATTGATCCTAATAATGTATCTGCGCCATCGCCATTAATTAGATCAACGTTTTTTACATTTGCCTTTGATAGTCCAAGTGTAAACATTAAATAATAGATAAGTGAAAATGTGGTTGTTATATCTTTACCATAAGTTAAAGGAAAGTTATTGATTAGTTCATCATAGGTTACTTCTATCACTTCGTTTGATATACCTAACATCTTAGCGCTCTCTTGTGCTTGTATTATATCGCTAGTATCTTTGATACATGCTACTGTGATTGAGTGTTTTAGACCAAAGTGTTTTTTAAGTATTGTTCCTAACATCATAGAATCAACACCACCTGATAACATAAGCACAGGTGTCTTTTTATATTTTAGTTTTTTAGAGATTATGGATTTTAGATTGTTTTCATAACGTTTACAAGCTTCCTCAAGTGAGGGTAATGGTTCCATCATTTTGATATACTTTAACCAATCAATACTGTCAAAACTTTTAGCTTTCATAAACTATCATTATACACTACTTATATAATTTTGTCAAGGGTGTATATTGCCTTGACTTTTACATAAATATAGTATATAAAGGAATTATGGCAAT